ATTCGTTTTTTGCATGGGTTTACAGACGAAAAACGCTTGACTTTTCGGGGGAAATGTGATATAATTAAGGCATGAAAAAGGGCAAGGGCGTCGTCCCTGGCTTATCGTCTGGTGACCACGAGGTATAATATAAACCAGGCGGGTGAGGTAAAGACCATGCAAGAGAACAAGACCACTGCCGTAGAGGCAAAGCGCGCTATCAGCGTTAAGAACACGTACGACAACACTAAGCGTTTTACAATCGCTTTGTGGGCGCAGCGTAAGCGCGAACTGACTGCCGAAGAAGAGTTAGCCGTAGTAGATTATCGAGGCAAGATAATCACCGTAATAGCAACGCTTGACAAGCAGAAAAGACGTGCTGAATGTGCAGGCACAATTGCCGAAGAAAATGCTGTAGTTAATAATTATCTTAGTGGTGAAATCACTTTGGAACGGTTCAAAGAATTATATCAAGAATTTCTTGACAGAATTCCTAGCATCACACACGTTAAGCGTACAAAAGACACTGCGAAATTTGAAGCAGTCGTATCTAAGAAACTCACGTCGCTCAATGCGTCTAAAGAAGATATTGCAACAGTGCTTGCCATCATCGCTAAATATTCTGATAAGGACGGTGAATAATGATGGAAGAAATTGCAATGACGTATGAGGTTAAAGACGGCAAACTTTATGACGAAAGCGGTACTCAGTGCCGCTTTCTGAGAGTGAAAATTTTTGAACGTCAAACATGTGACGGTAAGAAGTTTAACGCATACAAGGCAATCCTTGATAACAAGCGTTACTGCGACCTCTCTTTCACAATGGATTGCCCAGAGGTAAAAGCAAAGAATGATTTCGTTCTTGTTGAGCCTGACGTAAACATCGACACCAACAGATTATATCCCAGAATTTACGTTATGGATTATATGGGTGTAATCAATTTCGACCGTACTCTTATCGACACTTATAACCGTGATAGTGGTTGGAATGATTAACTTAGTAAATATGGTTGCCCTCTTTAATTAGAGCATATTTAGGCCGCTGTCATAGGCTAAGACAGCCGAGTTAGTTATTCTGTATAATCATTATATTTTAAGTGGTTACTGCCCTCTCATATAAAATTGAGAGGGTAAGTCCACATATTTAATAGGAGAAATTTATGTTAGACCACAAAGACATTTTACCACACTATTATCAAGAAAGGTTAAAACCTTGTTTTGATTTACAAGAGGGATTTCAAATGAATCCTGAAGAGCGTATGAATGATATTCATTCCTACTACGAACAGCAGATACTGAAATATCTCTATAGATATCCTTTTAAGAATGGTGTAGAGGACTTGGAAAAGGCGCGCACTTACTTAAATAAATTAATTGATTCATATTATATAACCAATTACCCCCATGACCTTCCTGATGAATATGAAGATGGCGATATAAGCGGTGAGGCTTTAAACGATGTTTGAGAGCATAGTTGGTAATACATTTTCTGGCGTATATAGTGACCTAATAAACGTAATACTTAATTCACAACCGAGAGAGTGCCGATATGCACATGATGTAAATGCTAAAAACAAACCAACATCTGAATTGACATTATATTCTAAGTGTGTTCAATTCACTGTATTAAATCCTCGCTTTTGCTGTTACAAAAATCCAATAAGGCAACCGTCATTTAATGTCGGCAAGAAAGAGGGCATGATGCTATTTAGTGATTCAAATAATGTTGACTACGTTCCTTGGTATAGACCATTTTCACGTGACGGTAAAACATCATATTCTATGTATGGACAATTTATAAATCCTAAAATTGACCGCATAGTTAATAAATTAAGAGCAAAACCTATTACTCGGCAATGTGTATTTACAATATACAACATGGACATAAATGTATGGGACGATGATGTTACTGACGTACCATGCACCTTAATGGGTATATTCGACATAAGTGGTACGTCAAATTACAAAGCACTTAATTTAACGATTATGATGCGTTCAAATGATTTATATCTTGGCACGCCATATAACATGATGATGTTTAGTTATTTGCAACAAGTTGTAGCAAATGAATTAGGTTTAGCATTAGGATCATATACCCATTTCGTAAATAACTTGCACATCTATTATTCAAATATTAGTCAACTTGAAGAATCATTGAAATATCCATTTGAGGACGTTATAATGAGTATACCTTATGGTGTATCAGAAGCGCGTAGTGTCGCTAAGACATATATGGAGAAAATAGATGAAGAAAACAAACAAAAAGCAAGCATGGGGCAAGGTAATACGTAGCCGTTATGGTGAAGAGAAAATGCGAGATTATAAGCGCGCATATAAGCGTGCGTGGGATTATAAGCGTAAAACAGGATACGATATAAATCCATCACGTGAGGCAGCAATGGAAATAATATACGGTTCAACAACAACTTCTCGCATAATTTCTCAATCCAGAGGTGTGCGTGATACTGACGCATTAAGGAAAATTGATGCGTTAAATCGTTTCCAAAACTTTGTCGATAGAAACAGAGACACTGAAATTTATGGAACGAAATATACAGTAGGAGATGTTGCAGAAATGTACGATATAGGATTTATTTCCTACGATGAATTTGTTGGCTACATGGAGAAATATAAAAAATCACCGTTCTATGTTGTCAACATGAGTGAATAAGTTAAGCCACAAATACTTTATTTTACCTTATTACTCAAATACTGAAATTAATTGGTGCAATCCTGATAGGATAGAATTTGCTGCTGGTGATACTGAAACTCATTTATATTATGAGGGTAAATTACTTAGTGAAGATAAAGCCGAACAATTAATGCGTGAAAATAATCAATCATGGTGTAGAATGAACATAGAAGTTAGAGCATGGGCATTCATATTGGCAACAGATGAATTATTTTTCGTATTCCAATGCATAGAAGATTTTATGCGAGCGGTTTGCTTACTTAGAATTAATAGAATAGTATGGTACAATGCAAAATTCGATTTTGCCATATTCGACCATTATTTCTTATCGAATGGATGGAAAAATTCAAACGAAACAATACAGGAAAGAAATCAATATGGCAAAATACCTACCAATCATTTCAATAGTTTACATGGTGCACAAGGACAGCGTTATAAATTAACTATTTGGTATGATTATCTTAATAAGAACTATGCCAAAAAGGTTCATAAATTTGAAATGGTTGACCTATTTAACGTATTGCAAGGTGGATTAGATAAAAACTTAGAAAGTTGGGACATAAGAGATAAAGATGGAAATCCAATACGTAAATTAACCATGGACTATGTAAATGATAATATAGAGGATTGCGCCGATTATTTAATCGTTGATGGTGTAGGATTATATTACCTAACCGTAAAATTTAGTAATACAATGCAATCAATCACTGGATATTCATATTTAGACGGTGATTATATAACATCTGGTGGTGTTGCTAAAAAGGTAATGCTAAAAGAGATGTATAATTGCGAATATAAGGACGCATTAAAAGAATTTCATAAAGATTTTCCAATGAATGCTGCTATGGACGATATGTTTAGGGACGGACATCTATATAAAGGTGGAATGGTAGTTGTCAATCCTAAATACAAGTACCGTATAGTTACAAACGTTTATAAACTTGATGAGAATTCTATGTATCCTCATAAGCAATCTACAATGAAATTGCCTTATGGTAAACCAACGATATACAAGGATTATATTCCGTCAAATCATATAAAAATATTTCACATAACTTCAATGTACGGATCGTTAAAGCCTAATAAAGTTGGAGTATGGCAAGACTTAACTTATAAGGAATATACCGATGTAATCGATGAAACAAACTCATTTTTCATTTTCGAAGAAGAATTAAATGAATTAGAAAAATGGTACGATTTAACTTATCAATTTGATTTCATTTACTATTACAAAGCGGTAGAGAATGAAGGTATGACTAATTTCATAAACAAGTTTTATGAAATAAAATGTAATTCAAAAGGCACTGTTAAACTTTCATCTAAGATTATTCTTAATTCATCTTATGGAAAACTTGCTGAAAAGATAAATAGAGAAACAGGCAAGTACGAATTAACAGATGGTGGATATGTTCATTTTGTTTCTACTGGCGTTAAGAAAGATACAAAAGGTGTTTTATCAATAGTCTTAGGTGCTTACGTAACCGCCCTTGCAAGAACAGACCTAATGCAAAAGATAAGACAAACATGCAATGAGGATGTGGAAAATAACTTTGTATATTGTGATACAGATAGCATACACACATTTACTTGCAATATTGAAACAGATGATAAGATTTTAGGAATGCTCAAAAATGAAGCGCCCGATAAAGGGACTTATAAATACGCAATGTATATAGCACCAAAATCTTACATCATGTTACATAAGTCTTATCCAGAAGTTAATAACAAAGACACATTAGTAATTCATTGCAAGGGCGTAAATGTAAAAGAAGTAAGAAAATTACTTCAGAATTGTAAATCGTTTACTGATATGTGTAAGGTATTCAGACCAAACTATCCTGTACGTTGCTTAGTGGGTATAAATGCCGTTGGTGGAAAGGCTCTTATTTACAAAGAAAAGTATATATTGCGTGATGACTCATATCAATGTGACATGACAGCAATGGATGGTGGAATATTTTACGAGATGTAAATCGTAGTAGGCTTGTGGTCGGCTGGGAAAGGGGTGGGTACGGAGATATAATGGACGAGGAAAATAAAGAAAATCAAAACGAACAGAATGACCAAAATAACGAAAGTCAACAAGACGCAATCGCTGTTATAACTGCTGAATTTAATAAAAAGATTGAAGATTTAGAAAAGCGATTGAAAGAGAAAGATGAAGAACATAAAAAGCAAATCATTGAAATTATAAAAGGTTTCAAAGGTGATGGTGCGAAACAATTATCCAAGGAAGAAGAGAAAATGAATAGGATAATTGAAGAAATAAATAATTCGCGTAAATTTATTTAATGGAGGAAGTTATGGCATTTACTTACGACAATGGCAGTAAGGCGTTTACTGCTGACTATTCTGAACATTATGCAATGATTGAGAAATTTGCAAAGCAATTCATTTTTAATGTTCAGTCTGCGAATCCTTTGCAATGGATTGATAAAGGTGTAGTTGATAATGGTGTTGCTATCGAGGAAGCAATGGTAAAATTGCTTGATAGTTCAGAGTGGATTTCTGAGTCTCAGGATGGCTCTAATCTTAATGCACCTAATTATCCTGAAATCCTTGTGCAGTATTTCTCTACTTGGAACGGCAAACAGTTTAAGACTACGGTATCGGAAGATCAGATTAGAAAAGTATTACTGTCTGGTGGCGACGATATGGACGTGGCAAGAATGATTGTTGCAAGTCTTACTGAAAGTGAAGGGCATGAGGACTATAAGGAAAGCAAAGGTTTGTTGCTTTCTGCAATTCAGGCAAAGAATATTCTCGCTTATGGCGGTGATACTCCTACTGTCGTTGACGTATCGTCTAATCTTATTATTCAGATTAAGAACATGACTGATGAATTTCAGTTTGTTAATAACTCTTATCTTGGTTACGCTAAGGCTAATCCTTCTGCTAATTATCAGACGAGAACGCCTTTCAATAGAATAAGAATCATAATGCCGTACACAGTTTACAACAAGATGAATGTTGATGTATTGGCGTCGCTGTACAATCTTGAAAAAGCAGAATTGCTGAGCCGTATTTCGCTTATCGATGAGGGTACGAAAGTATTTGTTATCGATGAGATGGGACTTGGTAAATGGAGAAGGTTGTATAAGATGACTTCTAAGTATGTTGAAGATGCGCTGTATTCTAACTACTGGCTTACTCTTTCCAGAATGTATACGTCCTGCAATCTGTTTAAGATGGGTTATATTGAAACTTCTGCTGAAGGAAATACTACCTCTCTTTAATGAGTACTAAACAAGAAATAAATAGTGCAGAAAAGTATCGCAAGAGAGTGGTGAATATGTATATGTCCCACTTTCTTGGGTTACTGCACAACGCGCTTGAAATTGAAAACCTTCCAGATGACTGTCCTAAAAGATATTTTCTCAGGACGTTATTTAGGCAAGGTAAAATTGCCGAATACGGAAGTGGGGACGATACACTGTATTTGTCAGCATCAGGTATTGGAGTTGATATATACGGACTGCCTACACAATATGTTTTAACGGGTTACAATGGATTTATTGTTACTGTTGATAAAGACGATTGTAATATACTAAGACTTAATGATCTTGAAAAACCTATCTATCCTTATCTATATATTAAAAGTGAATTGCTTGCTGATTTTGATACAGCAATAAGACAGAATTTGGAAGCAACTAGAACACCGTGCGTATTTGAATGTAAAGATCAGGCTACGTTGCTCTCGTTGCAAAATCAATGGAAGGCACGTAGAGTTGGTGCATTAGTTGCATTTAATTCAAATTCTGTTATTGAGAATAATAAGTTGACTGTTCATGAAACAGGAGCGCAATTTTATGTAGATAAGTTACATGAAGCAAGGAAAGAGGTTATTGATGAAGTATACGAAAGGCTTGGTATAATGACTGCAAATACTGACAAGCGCGAACGTGTTCAATCTGCTGAAGTTAATGCGTCGGTGGGACGTGTTATTGATAACATATATGTTATGATTGATACGTTTAACTATGATGCAAAAGTTAGTGGAAGTAAATTGAGAATGAAACTAAATTCAGTGACAGAGGAGTATTATGTTAATAGTACTACGGAAAATATTAACGTTAATAAGGAGAGTGCTGATGGCAGTAGATAGTACTTTTTATGATAGAAATTGGACTGTTCTTGAAAAATTGAAGTACATCGAACAGTGGTGCATGGAAAATCAATTGGATGTTAATAGCATTACTTTTGATGTAAGCACGGCACAGGAAGTAACAACTATTGTAGTTAAAGGTATGAATTATGAAGGTAAAGAAATTACCATGCCTGCAATTACTTTCCCAAGTGGTGGAAACAAAATATATTTCGGTGAGGTGAATAATGGTTAACGATAACGATATTAAGTTAGCAAGTGTAGGCGGAAGTGCTGAACAAGCAAATGATGTTAAGACTGTTATGCGTGCGGCGAGAACAGCATATAATAATGGCGATATGATTGTTACTCCTAATTGGGATGTGTATTTTGTTGAAAACGGAAGTCCTGTACTGAAAGGGAATATTAAAGGCGCTACTGGTACTACTGGCGCACCTGGTAAAGACGGCTCGCCTGGCGCAAAAGGCGATCCTGGAGAAAATGGTGCAAGCGCTTATCCTTGTACTAGTGTCATTGATAGTAATGGTAGTACTTTAGTGTCAAGTATTATTAAGCCTACTGGCAGAAGTATCGCTGTTGGTGATATACTTGTTAGTACTAATAACGGCGGTGTTGCTCAGGTCGATAGTGCTAGCGGAAATAATGTTAATTATACATATGTTGGAAGCATTAAAGGAACAAAAGGTGACACTGGCGCTGCTGGGCAAAATGGTGCACCTGGAAGTAAAATTTACTTTGGAGAGGTATAATTAATGGCTACGTATAATGACGGAGATATGCTCGTTGATAATAAAACTTGGAATGTGTACCAGAGGACTAACGGCTCGTGGTCGCTGATGGGTAATATTAAAGGCGAGAAAGGGGACAATGGTACACCTGGAAATCAATTGTTGTGCGGTGCGTGTTACACCACTTCATCACCAATTGTTCTTCGTGATTCTATTTCACTTAGTGCTACTACATTTAATAGAACAGCAGAAGTAGGAGAATTATTTAATATACCTTGTGTTACTCAAACAAGTGGTAAACTTTCTTATATGTATTGGGCAATTGCAAAAGTAACTGCAGTAAATGTGTTACAAGTTACTTCAGAAATAATTACTCTTAGTTTAGTTACGATACCTAGTCCTAATGAAAAATATTTAAAGTGTGTTACTATTACTAATAACAATAATTCTAGATTTTATTTTAGTTATATTGAAAATACAGAAGATAATCCTATTAATATACCTACATTGTGTGGAAGAATTCGGAAAAATTATAGTGCTGCTAGAATTCAAGCAACAGGAAATGTAAATGGTGAAGATGGTTTGTATACTGTAACATATGTTCAAGCATTAACTTCTACAGGTGATTTACTAGTTGGTGGTCATCAAGCAGACGGGAGCATTGTTACAAATGAAATTTTTAGTACTGCTACGATGGAAATAAAGTCTATTAAAATAGTATAACTTGATGGGTGGGCGGAGGGATAAGGAATTAATATGATTTCAATGATATATTCTTATTTAGCAAATGTTGAACTTGGAGATATGCAAAAATATATTTCTATTGCATTGACTGTTATTGATATAATTGTTAGTGCTGTGATAATTTTTAAGTTTTTCAAGAGTAAAGGAAAGTCAGGAACTGATATTTTGGAAAGCGTTAAGAAAGGCATTTCATCTATTGCTAAGCAGTTTAATATTAACTCTATTTCTGATGCAATTGATGTGATTAAAGAAATTGATAGTAAGATTAAAGGCGACGACAAAGAGGATAAGACAGATGGAACTGACAGCAAATCTTGAAGAAATTAAAGATGCTAAAAATAGAACGCGCGACGAAATAGTAGGATTTATTCATATAATTAGTAATAAAAATGAAGTTATTGATAATAAGAAATACGAATTACTAAGAAAGGAATTAATGAATAAGTTTGATTATTTTATTGCATTATGTAATAGAGTATCAAGTTGGTGATAATATGGAATATGCAAATCAAGCAAATTTCACTGAATATTTTTCTGATTATTTAAAGAAATTTCCTATTCCAGAAATACTTAATAAAATGCCTGTTGATGATAATGGAATTAGTTTCGCTCAAAGATTTAAGGATAGAAATTACTATAAAGAAATAGGAAGTGAAACAGAAGAATTATTTACAATGCACTTAAATATTAAATGTCAGGAAGTTGTGAATAAATTCTTATGGAAGATTACTATATTTAATGAAAAGAAAAATAAATTATATGATAGATATGTGAATCTTACTGAGGATTATACTGATACGTTTAGCGGTAATGATATTGTTACTGATAAAGAATATTATAATCCACAGACTGATAATTCAGATAATATTATTAATAAGAATGATAGCAAAACAGATTATGGTAAAATTGAAACAGTACATAGAGATAAAGATACTGTTGTGACGATGCTTAAATCAAATCCTGAAATAATGAATGCTATCATTGAGTTTAATAATGTTTATGAAAATGCTCTTGAATATTTAGATGTACTGTTCATGGGTGTGCTATGATTACATTATATAAAAATTGTATATTGCAGAATGATTATACAGAAGTCATAGATCATTCTAAAATATATGATTATCTCAATGGGCTTGAAAAATTAGAAATAAATCAGGATGTATTCTATTTACAAAATGGGTCGTTTAATATCGTGATGCTTAATTCGTATGATTACAATTATGCAAAGATAAATGATCCTAATGGTTATGAATGGTTTTGTTTTATTACTAATATTGTAGCGATAAATAATGTTGCAAAAATTGAGTACGAACTTGATGTGTGGGCTACGTTCTTTCATAACTGCACTATGAGGACGAGTATTCTTGAAAGAAGTTTATGGTATAGTAACGCGCATGAAAGAGAGTTACCTCTTGACTATGAAAGTAACTCACCACTTAAATACAATTTTGCTAATGATCCTAATAGGCATTATAGATTAGTATTATGTATGCAATATTATAATTTAACATCGAGTAGTGAAGGTAATACGAGTAATAGAAGAACAGTAGTACTAATTGACCAAAATTGGAGAGGAATAAGTTTCTTATTTGAATTTATTCAATTATTATTACAATATCAGTCTACTCAAAATTTTGCAAGAAATGCTGTACCGTCTGAAAAATTTTATTATGATATAATAAATGTTTATATTCTTCCAGACGAATTGATAAAACCATATTTAGATGCTAATGTAGATAAATTAGGAAAATGGAGATTTCATGACGATGAACAATTGTTATTTCTTGAAGCAAAATACATTACTAATTTTAAGTCGTTTGAAAATACCATTGAGCATAACTTTAAATATATAAGTTATGGATGTCCTGTAAGCCAAATTGAATTAAAAAGAAATGGCATAAGTACTAATCTTGAATATTTATTTTCATGTGATACAAGTGTTATTAAAATTATTATTAACGCAAATGGAAACTCGCAAGATATTACCGACTCATTTAAAGTAGATATTCCGTTTACTGCAATAACTGGCGAAACTGCCGCACTTAGAAATATAAGCGATAAAATTACTGCCGCTAACGCAACAGGAAGTCTTATCAATAGCGCCGTAGGGATTGTTGGTGGAATAGGAACAGGCATAGCAAGCCTTGCAAGTGGAAATGTGGTAGGCGGAATATCAGGATTTTCAAGGGCACTAAGTGGAGCAAGCGGAATTGGCTCTGGTATTGAGCAGTTAAATAGTGCATATGCTGATAAATATCAAACCTCGCACAAAGCAAATCCCGTTGAAAATGCGATCATGAATGCTGTTATGTATAATTGTGTTTATGAATTAGTACCGTATAATGAAGATGAAGTAAATGCTGCTTTATATAATAATGGATATAAGGTATTATATTCTGTAGATAATTTATATGAAGATGACTATGTTAAAGAAGTAACTGATTATAATGTAGTCAAATTTGCATTTGTAAGATTATATGGAAAGTGTCCGCAAGATTATTTAAATAAACTCAAACAAATATTAGTTAATGGAGTGAAAATTTGGTATGACATTCAACGATTGTGAATTTGAAATTAATGGAGTTTGCGTTTGTAACTTTAAGAAATGCGTTTACTATGAGAAAGGATTTTGCCTACTTAAATGAATGAATATTTTACCGCCAATGGAATTTTAGGATTAGGCGCTCTCTTTAATCAAGTATATAGTGACAGAAGTGATGGTAAAACTTTTGATATTAAATATAGAGGATGCCATAGATTTGAAAAGTACGGTCACGTTACTGTATACATGCGAAGATGGAAAACAGAATTTACGAACGTGATGATTGATACGTTCTTGAATGAAGTACAGCGAGTTTATCCTAAATTCAAAACCTGGGACATCAGAGCAGATAAAAGCGGAATTCAAGTAAAGAAAGATGGATATTGGCGCTATGCATTTTATTTTATACCTCTGAGTGTTGGTAATAAGTTAAAATCGAATATTGATCCAACTGATATTAGAGAAATTGACTTTGATGAATATGTTCCGCTTGATGGAAGATACTGCAAAGACGAGATGATTAATTTACTTGAATTCTGGAATTCGTGTGATAGACAACGCGGTATTGTCAAATTGTGCACGTTTGGAAATAAAATCACTGGAAGTAATCCATTCCTAAATTTCTTTGGTGTTGACCTGGATTTGACACAGCCTAAAACAAGATTATACAAAGATGGACAGTTGGCTATTCAAGTATATATGAATGATATACGAAGAGATACAATGGCTAAAAATCCATTCATGAAACTTGTTGAAGGAACAATTTATGAGGGTTACATGAAAGGTGATATCCTATGTGGATCTCCGTCTAATATAAAACCTAAACCTGAAAATGCAGAATTATGGAGTTCGTTTAAGACGGCTAATGGCGAAGGAACAATATGGACGTGTAAAGATAAATGGTTCATAAGTGATAAACAAAATAAGGACGTGAAATTTTGTGTAACTGATAAACCGTATATGCAAGATTTCAAAACTGAATTAGTTGCATCTAATGTAGATGTTGCTAATTTGTTCAGAAATGTTTATAGAAATTCACTAATGTGTTTTACAAGTGAAAAAGCATTCAACTTATTTGAACCAATAATAAAATTAATTACGTTAAGATAAATTAACTTAATAACATCTGTG